CACTGATATCTCCTAGTAAGATTAGGACAATGGTCTATACTGACCCAATCAAACAGAATGCAGGACTATACGTTTATGCAGATCCTAAACCAGATCATGATTATGTGTGTACAGTAGACGTAGCTAGAGGAGTTGGGTGCGACTATTCTGCATTTATTGTTATAGACATCACACAATATCCACATGTAGTTGTAGCAAGATATAGAAATAATGAAATTAAACCAATGCTATTCCCAAGTATCATTTACGATACTGTAAGAGGATATAACAACGCATATATTTTATGTGAGGTGAATGATATTGGAGATCAAGTAGCATCAATCCTACAGTATGATCTCGAATATCAAAATATTTTAATGTGCTCTATGAGAGGTAGAGCAGGACAAATTGTTGGTCAGGGATTTTCTGGCAAGAAGACACAACTGGGTGTCAAGATGTCCAAGACCGTAAAGAAAGAAGGATGCTTGAATCTAAAGACTTTGATTGAAGAAGATAAGTTAATCTTCAATGACTATGATATCATCTCAGAGTTGACAACGTTCATCCAAAAACACAATTCCTTTGAAGCAGAAGAGGGGTGTAATGATGACCTGGCAATGTGTCTTGTGATCTATGCCTGGTTAGTTTTAAAAGACTACTTCAAAGAACTGACGGATCAAGATATTAGAAAGAGATTATATGACGAGCAGAAGAATCAGATTGAACAGGATATGGCACCATTTGGATTCATGTCTGATGGTCTAGAAGATACTAGCTTTGTCGATGCTCAGGGTGATCGTTGGTCTAATGCATCAGTTGGTGAATATGGTGATATGTCTCACATGTGGGAATATCAATAATGAATGTTGAAGAACAATTTCAGATAGAACATCTCTATCTTACCGATAGAAAGTGTAGGGTGTGTGGTAAAACAAAAAATCTTATTGATGGTTTCTACAGAACTCGAAAGAATAAGTATCAACCATCATCATATTCATATGAATGTAAGGACTGTTCCAAGAAAAGGATATCTAGATCTAGAAGAGAAAAGACGAAGAGATTAGAAGGAGAACTATATCCTGATTGGTAGTTGTTCATGCATTGTTTCCTCAGTTGAAATAGTTCCGAATAATAAATATTTGAAGACAAATGATATTAGTAGGAGAAACTAATGGCAGTACAGCTTTTGTCTCCTGGCGTATTAACCAGGGAAGTTGACCTTACCGTAGGTAGAGCCGAAAACGTACTTGACAATATCGGAGCACTCGCTGGACCCTTTTCTCAAGGCCCCATCGACGATCCGATTCAAGTTGAGACGGAACAGGAACTCATCAAGAAATTCGGTAAACCACTTTCCACGGACGCACAGTACGAATATTGGATGACCGCAGCATCGTATCTTACATACGGTGGTATTATCAAGGTCGTTCGTACTGGAGGGGGAACACTAAACAACGCAAACGCAGGTTCAGCAGGCGTATCTAGCGATACTTCGCTTTACCTTAAGAACTATGATGATTATAAGTTAAATTACCAAACCGATAGTGGTTGGTATTTTGCTGCTCAAAACCCAGGTCAATGGGCAAACACACTTAAAGTTTGCATGATTGACGACCTTGCAGACCAGACCTTGGGTGTGGCTGGAATGGGAACATTCGGTCCTGCAGGTTTTGGTCTTAATGTCGGATATGGCGTCACCGTTGCTCTAGAATCTGTAACACTGCCTGCACAATCTGGTTTCACCACGAATGCGACTTCAGTGTTCAATGGTTATCTGAAAGGAATCATCACTGGTATTAATACCGCTGGTGCTGCTGGCACGATGGGTGGTAATAGTATTGATGTTAAGATCGTTTCTCGTGTAGAGACGGTTGGAACTGGTGAGACAGAAACTAAGATCTATTATCAGAAGAAGAGCAGCACTAACGCTTTCCAAGCAAATACTGCTGGTTTTGCTGGTGTTGGTAACACTAACAGACTTTACTTCAGAGATAACGCTGGAGCTCTTGTTAGTGCAACAGGTCTTGCTGCTACCACAGCCGTTGACTGGTATGATCAACAGAAACTTCCACTAGACAACGGAACAATCTTCTGGAAATCTATTGCATCGAAGCCAGTTTCTAACGCATATGTCCTTGATAGACAAGGAAAGAACGATGGCATTCACGTTGCTGTTGTTGATGATAGCGGTACTATCACTGGTATCCAGGCAAATATCCTGGAAGTTCACCCGTCACTGTCTAAGGCAGCGGACGCTGTAAGTTCTGCTAACGCACCTACAAGAATTTACTACAAAGATTATCTTGCAGACTTCTCTGAGTACATCTTTGCTGGTCGTAACCCATCCGAATTGTGTGAAAACAATGAGGAGTATAACTGGGCTCCTACCGCAACTGGATTTACAACAAACTATGTTAGTAATGTTTCTATCACTACTAGCGTGGTTACGCAGAACCTCGGTCTTTGGGGTCTAGATGCACAGGGAATTACGTTCTCTTCAATTGGAAACCAAGGATTTACCCTTAAGGGTGGTCAAGATTATGATGATAACGGTGGAATGAAGGCAAGTCTCGGAGACTTGATTACTTCATATAATCTGTTTAGACCTAAGGATGTAGCAGTTGATTTCTTGATCATGGGTCCTGGATGTGCCACAAATGAAGAGTCTCAAGCAAAAGCTGGTAGACTAATCTCTGTTGCTAATGAAAGAAAGGATTGTATTGCTGTAATTGGACCACATAGATCCGATTTGGTTGGAAAAACCGATAGTGATACGCAGACTGATTCTCTGTTGAAGCACTTCAATGGAATTCCATCCACATCATATGCGATCTTTGATTCTGGATATAAGTATACTTTTGATAGATTTAACAATCAGTTTAGATATATTCCAACCAATGGAGATATCGCTGGTCTATGTGTAAGAACTGCTCTTAATGCTTTCCCATGGTATTCACCTGCTGGTCAGCAAAGAGGAATTCTGAACAATGCCGTTAAACTGGCATACAACCCGAACCAAGCAGAAAGAGATCAACTCTATGAAGCCAGAATTAACCCTGTAGTCTCCACTCCTGGTCTTGGTGTTCTGCTCTTTGGTGATAAGACTGCTCTCGGATATGCTTCTGCGTTTGACAGAATCAACGTCCGTCGTTTGTTCCTGACTGTTGAACAAGCACTTCAAGGTGCTGCCGAAGCTCAACTGTTTGAACTGAATGATGAACTGACTAGAGCAAACTTCATCAACATTGTTGAACCTTACCTCCGTGACGTTCAAGCGAAACGAGGTGTTTATGATTATCTTGTCATCTGTGATGAGACTAACAACACCCCCGATATTATTGACAATAATGAATTCCGCGCCGACATCTTCCTGAAGCCCACCAAGTCTATCAACTACGTTACACTGACGTTTGTTGCTACTAGAACTGGAGTTGACTTCCAAGAAGTCGCTGGCAGAGTTTGAACCACTAGTAAATAACTACAGGAGATTAAAGAGCAATGGCTGAATCACCAACAATTAAGACTATTTCCAACTTTAAGTCCGTACTTAAAGGTGGTGGTGCGAGACCTAATCTGTTTGAAGTACAGATTCCTGAGTTCCCTGCTTTCGTAACAAAGGATCAAGAGACCCTCAAGGATCTCACTTTCCTTTGCAAAGCAGCGCAACTTCCAGCATCGAACGTCGCTCCAGTTGACGTTCCCTTCAGGGGTCGAATCCTGAAGGTCGCTGGTGACAGAACCTTTGAGACATGGACTATTACCGTTATCAATGACGAAGACTTTAAAATTCGTCATGCCATGGAAATGTGGATGAACGGTATCGCAAAACTCTCTAACTATACGGGTGCTACTAACCCGACTTCATATATGAGAGATGCATATGTCTACCAACTCGGTAGAGGCGGTAAAGGCAAAGAGACCATTAATTCGGTCCCAGATGCTGGATCTGGCAAAGTAGGCACGGGCACTAAGAGTAATGTTCTGAGATCATATCGTTTCTACGATGTTTTCCCAACGAACATCTCTGCTATCGATCTATCATATGAAACTACTGATACTCTTGAAGATTTCACAGTAGAACTTCAAGTTCAGTGGTTTGAGATCGGTGCTGGTCCTGGATCACTCTCATAATTCTGGTTGAATAAATAGATTTGGTAAGTCCACTATATCATAATGGCTAAATTATTTGGCTTTTCAATTCAACCAAACGAAGAACCTGCTAAGACAGTAGTGTCTCCCGTTCCTCCTTCACAAGAGGACGGGAATGACAACTATCTGACTAGTGGGTTTTTTGGGTCATATGTTGACTTAGAAGGTGTATTCAAAACTGAGTTTGATTTAATCAAACGATATCGTGAGATGTCATTGCACCCAGAGTGCGATAGT